ACATAATCTACTGCGATTCCGCCTAGTTTTGCTAATTTGGATATCCATCCATCAGCAGGGTCCGTTATGGGTTGTAACTCCAACGATGTTGTATTATCATTGGCATACCCTGTTTGCTCAAATTGTAAGAGCCCAGTGAATGGTTCATTAAAAGTGATGGCAGTTTGACCTTGCTTATTATCTGCTGTTGCAAAATTAACTGCGCTACCTGGAATTAGGGCATTTGGATTGTCTGACTTAAGGGCACCCAACAAATTGTTATAATTTGCTGCAACTAAATTTGATTCAGCTGTGTCTGGTTCCGATTTGTGAAACGCTGGAACCATAAGGGTGATATCATAAGTAACCCATATCTCACCATAGGACTTGTTGGTCACATTTTCAAGTGAGTAATCTGGTACATCGGTTAATGCTACAAAGACCGTACCAACGTCGTAGAGTTTTAAATTTTGAGTGAATCCTGATCGCAAAGTATGTCTCACAAATAAATGATCATCATAGCTTAACTCTTTTCGACTCAAAGGCATGGTTGATTTCATCCAAACTGCTGAACGAGTAGCACCTAAACTGTTGAGCATGGTGCTCTTAGATAGAGGTGGCTCGTCAGCGGGATCATAATCTACCTGCATTATTACAGCTCCACTTTCCAATGTGCTAACGAATGGTTCATACGAAATTGTCATACTGTTCACACAATAACGTTCGTATCCATTAGCAATTTTAGACAACCATGGGAACATTTCTGTATCTCCTGCGTTGATACCAAGCTCCAAAACTCCATTTTCAAATGTATAATCTGAAGTTATATTTTTGATGAATTCACGGTGTCTAACTCGTGTTGATCCAGCTCCTGCTGCTGTTGTCTGGGGCATACCCCCAGACGTTCTCAACCCTGTTGATGTTGGTGCATTAACTCGTTGAGATCTATTATTATTTCTTTTCCTGTTTTTATTTCTATTATTATTATTAGTAAGGTAATAATTTAACATGCAAAAGATACCTTAATCTTTCGCGCGCGATTACCCACAAGCTCAAACCTATTAACACTATTAGTGTCTTAAGGCGGCACTTGGGCTTGCCTCCTGTGCTAAATAGCACTCCGCCTCTCGTACCAGGCGTTTTGTAGAAGCTAAGGGTACATTGCTTCTTCTAATCCGTAATCGCTGGTACCGGGACAATTATGTCCATATGCGCGCTACCTCGTAAGGTCCAAACGTCTTCCTTCTGGCCATGTTTTCCTCCTTTTCACGGTGGGTCGCCGGGTTTACACTTGCAAATAGTTTTCCTTCTATTCCCCATACTAGGCGTGGTGGTCGCCCCTTATTATACTGGAAGAGCCCAGTTGGCGTTGAGTTACGCCATGCGTTTATATTTTTGTTCAGGTTCCGCTAAATATTGATGGCTATCCAAAGCCCTTTCAGGATCAAAGACAGATTCAGTAAATCTAGGATCAGGAAGTTCGTTGTAATACTTCTCTAGGACAATTTGTTCAGACGGTGTAATGTCGAACGCGAAGTAAAAACTAGTCCTTTCCTTCATAGTGGGTTCACGGTACTTGAACAACATCCTATCAACCAGCTCTTGTCGGTACTTATAATAATAGTCCCCAACCTCTGGTATCCAAGGTGTTGCTCCTCTCCCTAACCACATGTAAAAATTTTGAAATATAGGTGTACCACTTGACATCGCCATTCCGCAACCAGCCACAGCCCCTATTTGTTTATTATACACCTTCTTAACATTAATATGTTTGGTGCATACAAGATCGCTGTATAGCCGTTTGCTTGGTCGTGGTGTTAATACATACCCAGATTCCTCGTTAAACACGGGTCGCGCTTGACAGAATTCAATCTCCTCAAGTGAGGAGAAAATCCCTTCAACCTTCATCGTGATCCCCATTTCCAAAAACCAATCCTCTAATCCCTCCAGAAACCCCTCTGCGTTGCTCCGCTCCATAACAATGACACAGTCATCGCCATCATTTAGGAGTGAAATCTTGTCTGACATACCTTTATGTTCGAAGTATGCGTACATCAGACTGCACATGATGATAACATTGCCTAAGCTCGTATTCATATCACCGGACATGCGACACCCATCGACTGTGTATCGCAACCTTCCGTCTTTATTTATGTACATTCCGTAGTTCTTGAATTGGGCTCGGAGAAGAGCCGAGAGTGGGGGAAGGCGGTCACCTTCCGATTCGCTCCACATCTTATATATAGTATGTTCTATATTTAATAGTTCTCTGTTGATGTGTTGGTCAAATCGCGACGCGTCCAATCCTACTGCTACTGGCTCTGCGTATCTCTCCCACATTCTCTGAATCTCTCCTCCTCGTTCAATCATGTTCATTCCCTTTGCAACTGTTTTGTGTTCCTTGGTCTCATCAAATATTTCATCGATTGCCTCAAAAATCAAATGTTCAATTCCCTTAATATACCTCCCAAGCATGACATTATATCGTGGTGAACGTGGTTGTATCGCCCTCGGAGTCCCACCTGGTTTCAGGTATTCATC